CTCAATTGATTGCCTCCACCATGCCTATCAGTTTGTCAACTTCGCCCTTGCTTGGGAATACCGTGTCGAGTCTGCATTGCTCGTAGCCTTTCCCCTCTCCGATCAACTGACCGTGTTTGAGTCCTGCAAGGTACAGGAAGGAAACGATCACCAGGATAGCCGTGACGTACACGGCAACCTCTAAAACCCAGATCACCCTGTCAATCGTTTTGAATAGTCTGTCTCTCATTTGCTTTTTACGAGTTCAACCCGCCCCCGTAGGGGCGAGCGGGTTGGTTTAGAATGTGATGGTCTTTGTCGTGCGCTTTACGAGGTTCTTGTCGCGCCATTTACGAAGGCCGACCGTGTAAGTCGCGTTCGTGGATCGTACCGAAGTCGGCTTCACCCAAGTTCTACGAGGATCGAAGGCGGGGGCGACCTGTCCGTCGACGCGGGCGACCTTGTCCCAGTAAACCCGCACGCGTCCGTTCTCGTCGATCTCGACGACCGTTCCGATGTTTCCGACTGTATACCCACCGTCGATTCTGATTACTTCCTGCCCGATTTCAAATTTCTGCGTTGTCATGGTCTGTCTCGGTTGTGCGCTGTGGCGCGTTGTCGTTGCATCTGAACCCAGAATAACCCACCCCGCCCACATCTCCAAACGCTTCACACATTCTCCACAATGACACCTTCTTATATATTATTTAACTCTTATTGTCATTGTCACGCCTCCTCTCGGACAAGTCTTGGACACGGCTCGGACAAAACACGGACAACGCTCGGACAGAAGTGAATACAAAAGAACACATCTGATACGGGAAGAAAGAATTTCCGACATACGTTTTTTTCCATATAGGATCATTGTACTTTCCCTATTGTTAAACCAAGAAAAGAAATGGAGCCTAAGATCCACAAGGTCGATCCCCTGCCACCAGCTCGCCTCAATCCGTCTAATCCGGCAAGGCAAAGGCTCCGCAAAACAAAGCCAACAATGAAAGGACTTCTCACGAAACTACTGCTCAAGATCAAAGAGGGTACGACCTGGATGGGCTTCGCAGTTCTCGCTCAGTTCCTACCGATAAACGTCGAGGAATTGCAGATCATTTGGACTGCGATCACGGGTATTGCGGGTGTTGTTCTCCTGTTCTTGGACGAGGACAAAACAAAGAAGGCGAAGGCATCAGAACAGGGGTAGTCCAGTGAACTACCCCACACACATCGTCATCCACACGTTGGCGTTTGAAGGTGATGCAGACATAGACCGCGTGCGTGAATGGCACTTGGACAGGGGATGGAATGACGTTGGGTATCACTACCTCGTCAGGCGAAGTGGAGAAGTCCAGAGGGGGCGCGACGAGGATGCTGTTGGCGCACACGCTGTCAACTTCAACCGTCACTCAATCGGCATTGCCCTTGAGGGTCACGGGGACTCAGAGTGTCCACGCCTCGAGCAGTTGCTTGCTGTGTTTCGTCTGTGTGATGAGGTGATGCTTCGCTACGGGATTTCGATAGACAAGGTGTTGGGTCACAGGGAGACGGGCGCGAGAAAGACATGCCCAGGATCTCTTGTCGATATGGATGCCTTCCGCGCATTGCTTTTCGGGTTTGTCAACGAGGAATAAATGCCACGAGTACTACTGGGGACCGATACCAACAAGGAATGGGTGACGTAGGGCGAAATACCAAGTACACACCAGACCGCGTAAAGCGGATCGTTAAGGCGATTGCTGACGGCAATACGCACAAGGTAGCCTGTGCGCTTGGTGGTATTCACCCCGACACTTTCTATACGTGGATCAAGGAATACCCCGAATTTTCCGATACAGTCAAAAAAGCAGAAGCCGAAGCGGAGTCATTCCACGTTGACAGGATAAAGCTCCACTCGTTTCGAAACTGGCAAGCGTCAGCGTGGATGCTTGAAAGGCGCAACCCTGAAGAGTGGGGCAAGAAGGACAAGGTTGATGTAACAAGCAACGGTGAGAAGATAGGGTTCCTGTCGTGGTCTGATGAAAGTAAAGAATAGCACATACCGCGAGGCAACAGATACATCAGCCCGATACCGAACCCTCTACGGGGGAGCAGGGTCGGGCAAGTCTGTATTTGTCGCACAGGACGAATTGCAACACGCGGCGGAGCAGGGGCTTCGTGTCCTTGTCTTGCGTAAGGTACACCGCACCTGTCGGCACTCCACCTTTCAACTATTCCTTGACATCATCTCCGCGCTTGACAGAACCGCAATGGTTCAGATCAACAAGACGGAAATGAGGATCGACTTCCCATCGGGCGGGGCTATCCTTCACGGCGGTCTTGATGACCCCGAAAAGCTAAAGTCGATTGCGGGGATCGACAGGATATGGATTGAGGAAGCGACAGAGCTCACGAAGCAGGAGTTTCAGCTTGTAGACCTTCGCCTTCGTGGTGAGTCCAAGCACAAGAAGCAGTTGACGCTCACCTTCAATCCGAAGCCAACGTGGATCAGAAGCTACCTGGTTGACCGCACCGACGAGGACAGCCCCCACGAAGAGGATGTGTACGTAAAGGTCACCACGCACCTTGACAACCCGTTCATCGACAAGGGCTATCGTAAGATGCTCGACGCTCTGCCACAGGACTTGCGGAAGATATATGCGTTGGGTGAGTGGGGCGAAGCAATACGCGGTCTGATATACCCCACGTTCTCTGTCACGGACGAAGAGTGTGTGCCTGACTACTACGGGCTTGACTTCGGATTCAACAACCCGACAACGCTTGTGGCGGTGCAGGACTTGGACCCCGTTGTACGGATAGACGAACTGCTATACAGCCCAGGACTGACGAACGCTGATCTTATTGAAGATCTCGAGCGTTTAATACCTGACAAGCGCGTGGAGCTCTACTGCGATGCCGCCGAACCCGCAAGGATTGAAGAACTGATCCGAGCGGGATTCAATGCGCGACAGGCTGACAAGTCTGTTCTTGATGGCATCGACACGGTGAAGCGGTACACGTTGGAGATAACGCGCCGCAGTCAGAACACGATCAACGAGATCAAGGAATACAAGTGGGACGAGGATCGCCGTACAGGTGAAACCCTCGACAAGCCGATAAAGCGCAAAGACCACGCGATGGATGCGGTGAGGTACGGCATTCACACCCACAACAAAACTGCTCATAACACTTGGGGTCTTTGGGGAGCATGATCAAAAAACCAGATATGTACGTTGTCGGATCGTCTCAGAAGGGACTATCTCTCAAATACTGGGAAGCGTGGGTGGACGCTCTCAACAACGACGAGCGCGGCGAGAAGCCTGATATGTCGATTGTCACGGCTTGGACTACAGAGTCGTGGTTCAGGCGGTGCGTGGATATTCTATCATCGACCATTGCGGGCATCCCGTGGGAGATCACACGGGGCGATACTGTACTTCTCAAGAGCAACGAGGAAGCACCATCGGATTGGGAGTGGTTCGACGTTGAAGACTACCTGTACAGGTCTGCCGCTTCCCTCGCCACGACAGGCGCGAGCTACTTCCAGAAGGAAGGCATGCTCAATGACGATATGGAGTTTCGCACCCTGTCAAACATTACGGGCCTGAAATATTACAAGCCCACGACTATAAGCCCAGTATATGAGAGGGGTGACTATGGACCGGACGATTACGGCAACTTCCGCTATTTTAAGCGCATCGTTGATTCAAGAGAGTTCTACATCTCCCGCCGAGCGGTCCTGCATACGTTTCAGCCCGATCCGTTCACGGAACAGGGTCCGGGTTCATCAGATGGAATGGCGGCGCGGGAGCAAGCGCAAATCCTCTACGACCTGTCCGGCTTTACCTCTGATCAGCTTCGGAGCGGACTTCCGAAAAAGACGGTATTCGTCGCTGACAAAGACGCACGACAGCCATCAGAAGACCAACTGAAGAAATGGCAACGGTGGATTCAGCGTTACTTGCTGGGCGCAAAGGGTACACCACCCGAAGTAATGCAGGGGCTTGACACCAAAGAGATCGGGTCGAGCCTGTCAGACCTTCACAGCTCAGAGATCACGAAGGACGCAAGGGAGGCGGTGTCCTCTGCCTTTGGCATCCCACACTCGCTGATTATGTCGAACGCGGCGAACTTCGCAACGGCACAGGCAGACCAACTCAATTTCTACATCACCAAAGCACTACCACAGGCGCGGGTCATTACCAACGCGCTGAACAGGCAACTACTTGCACCGCTTGGATTCAGGTTCACGATGAAGCCCGAACGCCTGGAGGTATTCCAGTCATACGAGCTTGAGAAAGGGCAGACGCTTGTTGCTCTCACG